TTTTGGCTTATAGACATTGATAGATATTATAAAAGAATATACTTTGTCATTACATTCGCACATATATTTATAAAGTGACTATATAAATATACTATATGTACGTGCTAATGTCAACACAAAATGCTATAATTACTATATGAAATCCCTATACTACCTTCATTTGAATAAGTCTGCTGGCAGATTTTTTTATAATTACGTAATATGCGACATGAAGAGGGCAGTAGAAAAAGCTGGACTAGAGTATTTATTACCACCAACCAAAATTAAAAATTGGACACACCATGGGTGGAACAGCCTAATTACTGATGACACATACATCGTATGCTCACTAAGGGATCCAGTAGAGGCTATTGTAAGCTATAGGCTTCATCACAGCAACATAATAGACAAAGAAGACTTTTTCAATAGAATACATGAGGCTACAAACATCCAATCACGAAGCTTTGTGGAATGGGATGACAATATGGTTGATCCATTCGTGCCCGTAGACTTTAATAATGAAAATATAATTAATAGGCTAAAAAGAGTAAATCTTGTATTAGACTCAAAAAGTATTAATCTTTCAAATGTGGACTCTATAAAAAGAAAGATAGCAGAAGACCTTGGTATAAAAGATGTTCTGTATAGCTTAAGAGAAGATACTGATGAATTCAGGACTCCAGGAGTCAAGGAGTTTTGTGACTCATTGACTAAAGAAGAGATAGATATAATTAAAGAAGTTAACTATATGGATGTAGAGTTATACGAAGCCGCTAAGAGCTTATTCTACCCCATTTAATATTGTTCCATCCACGCTCATGGGCATAATAAATAAATATCTTGACTACGGTTTCCCAGAATGCAATAGCGCCAGACAATGTAGCATTTCCAGTTAATATGTATGCCACCACAAATGAAGAGAGTGTCCCCCAGATACGGTAGCTCATTGCTTTTGCAAATGACCTAGCTTTAGTTACCTTCATTCTTTACCCCAACTTACTGAATTCCAAATTCTTTCATGGTAATAATAGCATACGAAGTTCACTGCATTTGTTATTACTGTTGCCATAGTAGCCATCTGTATATCTTTGCTTAAGGCAAATAAGGTAACAAATGTAGTCACCAAAGCGACTACTCTCCATGTTAAAGACTTTGCGAATGATCTACTTCTTTTTACGCTCATCCTCATCCTGCTCTTTAAACATTGAAGCAACCATTCTATCTTCAGCTGCAGCTATTGCTTTACCAGACTCTTCAAAAATATTAAAAGCCCATCTCCCTACGTTTTTCAGTAGCTGAAATAGCATGAATAGTTGCCCCCAAATCTACTTGTTCGATCTTATATCCTACATCACGACCATATACAATGTTAGTGATATTAGGCAGTCTTAGTACTAAGGCGCCATCCATAAATTCATCCTTGGCAATATATCCCTTTACCTCATCAAAAGTAAGTGGATCCTTTTCGCTTGTCTTGTATGTATTTCTAACTCCAAGAAGGACTTGCTCTGTTCTCTTGCCCGCCTCTTTATATAAAGCATGGTGTCCTTCATGCCATGGTTGGTAGCGACCAAGCATAAGTGTGGTTGGTGCAGACCAATCATGCAGTTTAAACTCTTCAATGATTACTGATGCTTTTTCATTTGGATCTAGTCTATGGTTCATAAACATCCAGCTAAACTTTGTTGGCTTTTCGAACATTTTATTGGTGTCCTCAAAGCGCCCCTCTTCAATTGTATCCATGAAGATCAAAATATCTGGTGATCCAAATGCTGCACGAGTCAGCTCTGTTGGACAAACAAAGTCTACGATTACTGGGGCTACTCCCTGCTTAGATATCAAGCGAGCCATCTCCCCCATACGGCGAGCCTGCTCAAGTCTATCATCTGGAGTAAATCCTAAGTCTGAGTTAACTGTTGCACGTACTTCATCTGCGTTAAGATGAATAGCATTAATTCTTTCTTTCAGTGCTCTTGCTAATTCTGTTTTACCAGATCCTGGTAGTCCAATAATTTGGATAATCATTTCTTATCTTTCTTGTCATATGCTGCTCTTGCCTTTGCAAGTGCTTCAAAATCTTTTACCTTTGTGTCACCCATATATCCCCATGCATGTCCTGCTGAAATCATCTCTTCATTAATAGACTTATCAGAGCCATCAAGGAATACCCAGCCTAATATACGACCATACTTTTCAGATGAGTCCATCTTTTCTGTCTTAATAACTACTGTTTTAGCAGAATCAATTGCATGCTTTAGAAATGCTTTAGCTTCAAGTCCCAGTGCTTTCTCTTCTTTATCTGCAGTTCTAGACTCTGGAGTATCTATACCAGCCAATCTAACTCTAGACGTAAATGATATGTCAAAGCCAAGATCGATGTCTACATCTATGGTATCTCCATCCACAACCTTGCTAACTTTTTTAACATAATACTCAAACATTATACTCTGCTCCCTGATTCTTTAATTGATTGAGGCGAAACCTCTATATACTCTAAGTCGGATTGCAACCCTTTTATATTTTCAGCACCAGAATAAGTAAATCCACTCTTAATGTTATTTACTATGTTGAAAATTCCTTGCAGTGCAGGACCTTTAGGACTTACTTCACCCATTACTCCTTCAAAGCTAATGATTGGATGCTTTTCATCTTCTCTTCCAAACTCTCTAAGGGTATATTCTCGTGAAGCCAAACCAGTAAGGTAATACTTACCACCTACAGTTTCGCATTCATCATGGCCAGCCAACATATAACCAAGCATTACAGCACTTGCACCAGCTCCTAAAGCTTTTACTATGTCTCCAGAAGACCTGATGCCTCCATCAGCTATTATTCCATTAACTGAATCATCTTTTACATGCTCATAGATATCCATGATAGATGCTAGTGTGGGTGCACCAAAACCTGTCATAATTCTTGTTGTGCATGCCGCACCACCACCAATTCCAACACGAACAGAATCAGCTCCAGCATCCATGAGCATCTTATAGGCTGGGTAAGAAGCTACATTGCCGCACATTATATGAACCCATGACGGGACCATCTTACGTAAGTCAGAAACAGAGTCTGCTGCCAACTTTAAATGACCATTTGCAGTATCAACTAGAATAATCTTAATGCCATTTTGAAGTATTTTGTTAACAGTTACTCCGTCATAAATATCTGCAATTTTTATTGTAATAGCAATTCTATGAGGATTAATATCAACCGCTCTTTGAATTTTACTATCCAGATCTTCAGACCTACATGTAGTACCTATAGCACCTGCTTCGCAAACTGCGCTTAGCATTTTTAGAGATGAAATTGATTCCATAGGTGCGGAAACTATTGGGTGAACAATTGTAAGAATTGCGTCTGGGTTTTTTGGGTTTCCTATACTTGTAGTAAGATCTACGTTTGATCTACTTATAATAGGGGAAGAGTCGTGAGGGACTAAAAGGATGTCATCAAAACACAATCCATTTATGGAAGTATTTTTTTTCACAGACTTACTTCTTTTTTGTTGTTGGTTTTGCTTCTGTCTTTACAGCAGCCTTTTTAACTGCTGGCTTATCTGACTTTGGCTTAACGGCTTGACCAAATGCTGGTCTTCCAAATCCTACAATGAATACTGGCTGGCTCTTGCGAAGCTTTGAACCATTCTTCTTCTTGTATGCACGATTCTTAAGGCAAGCTTCTCCGCCATTGCGTTGATCTCCCTTTTTATCTGCTGAAGTATTTCCTTCTGCAACATCGACTGTACCATCTGCATTAACTGCAGTAACAATTCCTACGTGAGAAATTCTATCGACGCCATCATTTGGGAAATCAAAATAGACAATATCTCCAACTGCTGGTGTTGCTGTTTCTACTGGCTGCCATGTACCAGCCTTAATAAATGCCTGTGCTCCCGCTGGAGTATAAACTGTGTTTGGAACTTTTACGCCTGCCTCATTTGCACACCACATAACATAGCTTCCGCACCTTGGTTGGAAGTTAGACTTAGTAAACTTACCGTACTTTGTCTCGTTATCTTTTGGACCTTCGATGTATCCAATTTCACCTAGTGCTACTTCTACTAATCTTGCTGCTGATCCTTGTACTGCTGTCATTTTATTCTCCTTAATTCTTAGTTGATTATACTATTAGTATACCATTTTTTTATATAAATACTTGGTGCCCCTGAAAGGAATCGAACCTCCGACACGCAGGGTAGAAACCTGCTGCTCTATCCACTGAGCTACAAAGGCGTCGTGTGCCAGGTAGGACTTGAACCTACGATTACCGAATTATGAGTTCGGGGCTTTAACCAACTAAGCTACTGGCACCTAAGCTTAATTGTACTATATTAATGCTGGGTGTCAATAGCAGACTCTACTATTTCCTGAACATATTCAGAAAAATGTTTCCTAATGCTACCAGCTGGGCGAGAGCCAAACGAATCCCATATTCTCTTATATTCAACCACATTATAGTATGTAGTTGGGCACAAGATCGTATCTCCGTATGACTTCATTGTTGTTGGTAGCGGAACATGCTTAGTACAGCACTTGCATTCTTTGGCTTTCTCTTGGTATTCGCTCATATTATTTCCATATTCTCTATTGATCGTGCTAAAGTTTCTGGCATTCTTGGTGCCCGAATCATATTTTGTACATACTCTACTTCGCCATCGTTATTGGCAAAATCATTATCGTAGCTCATTGACTCATAGTCATGAATCTTAATCTCTTCGTCTCTACGCATTCTAGTTCTACTAATTGAATTATATACCGCACCACACACAGCATCTGCTAAGTCTTTAGAGCCTTTTCTTGGGTGGTCTACCTTATCTCGCATAATCCTAAGCTGAAGCAATTCGTCTATCAATAGAGGTATGTGAGGCCCAGATAGTCTTTCTTCTAACACAACCATAGCCATATCGTCATAATGCTTCTTAGCTACCGACAAAATTTCTGTGTTAATGCCGTATTGCTTTAGCTGCTGCATCATATCATGAGAGTTCCACCTGTCAAATGTACACATCTTTATATTGAATCCCCTGGTCCTTAGAGCAAGGATGTAATCTTTAACCTCTGAAAAATCCACGGACTTGTCTGGAGTAGGTGTCCAAAATCTAACCGCATCAATCTCTACAATTGGAGCTGGCTGAGAATATGTATCGGTAACCTTAACATCTACCCATCTATTTACGTGACCCATAGCAACTGCACAATGGTCATGCTTTTGAGCTAAGTCAACATGTATAAAATAATCTTTGTCTGGCTCTGGCTTAAACCACTCTTCAAGTCTTCCAAAACTATCTACTGCTATATGACCTTTGCTAAAAGCCTTTTCGATCTTCTCTCTAGATTTAAAAAATGCATCTACTGCATCAGAAGGCATACATGCAAATCTTCCTAGAGCGTCTGCTGGGTTTTTATGGAATGCAACAGTAAAGTCTGTTATCTTTTTTGTTGGATTAACTTCCCATGTTGGTCTTTTTAATGCAAATACTCTTGGGTAGACATAAGATATTATATGGTCTTCTTCCCAGGCTACCTCGAATTCGTTTCCTTCTGTATTATCTGGTAGATCTTGGTCCAACTTCAATATTTGTGTTCTAATTATAGTTTCTTTTTCTGCTATAACAGACTGATAAAACTTTTGAATAGGATCATTTTTAAAGCGTGGGAATGATAGTAATATCACCTTCCCAAAATCTGGGAAACGAGAGTCTACTGATGCACGGTACATGTCATATATGGCATCCGCTGTCTTTGCTTGGTCGTGCCCGCTTGTGTTCTCTGTTGCAAAGCCAGAGATCTCATCGAGAATAACAACCAAAACGTTGTATCCTTCCCAAGCTTCTCTCTCTGAGTGTCCTGAGTGTACGGTTATAGATTTGTCAAATTTAATTTCTGAAGCCTTATCAGTATACTTCCCAGCAAACCACGGAGAAACTTCGATTCTCATTTTGAATCCTTTAAAGAAAACGTTGTTTGCTTGCTGAGCGTTTATAGCAATGTTTAGAATATCTATTGCGTCTCTTGGTGGCTTCCCATAATATGCCGCTGGATCTTTTAGGCACAGCAATAAATAAACAATGTAGGCAACGGCAATGGTGGAAGAATAATCTTTGCCAGAGCCTTTGCCAAGCTGGGCTATAACCTCAACGCATGTCTGCTTAAACATTTTCTTGCCAAGCTCTTCGCCATATAGCTTTATCAGTGTGGACTCCTTATATATCTGTGAGCTTCTTGCTATAAGGGTATACTGATTTTCTGAAAGCGGTGGAAGACCAAGATAGTCTGGGCTTGTTACAAAAGTTTGAAGGTCTACTGGACGCTCTTCAAATTCATCTCCGTCTAGTATTTCTATAAATTCTGAAAAATCAAGCGACATTTTTAAATCCTTTAGGCACCTTTAGCATTTCAAATATGTTGCTAGCGTATACCCATCTTACATCACTTGTTACTTCTGTAACTCTATGCAAACAGTTGTCGTGTGAGCCGTGTATGAGAAGGTCACCCTTTAGCGGCTTGTACTTTATTGCTTGGTTAGGGTATTCAATTTCTCCACCTTCAAAATCATTTAAGTACACAATAAATCCAAAGGCATTACTTCTTGCTAATTCAAATTCTTGTCCATCAATATACGAATTTGCAGCATTAATCACATTCTTAAACTCCATATCATCAGTATGTTCATTAAAATAGCCACCCTTACAAACCTTTTGAACTGATAAGCCTTCTCCCACAGCTAAACCATTCGTTAGCAGAGAAAAAACTTTATTTTTTACTATCTCCAGCTGATCTGAAACATAAACTTTTGATATATAACGCTTGTAATCAAAAACATTCCAGTCATCATCTTTGAGCAGCTCAGCATCCTTGCATATTGAGTTGCATATCTCATCAGATATAAAATTATGAAATACATAAATGTCTTCGCCTATAGTTTCAAAATCATTACGAGTAAACAATTTATTTTCTCTCCCGATCAGAATACCCTTTTGGAACCTTAATTAAGTTATACAGGTGACTAGAGTGAGAGTACCTAACTTCACTTTTTACTTCTTGCACCTGGTGTTTACAATGTTCCCCTGAACTATGTATAACTAGATCGCCAGCTTTTGGATAGTACACTATGTCTTGATTAGAGTAGTATATCTCTCCGCCATCAAAATCATTAAAATACATTATGAGTCCAGCAATGTTATTTTCTGCTAGCTCAAACTCTTCGTTTTCTTTAAGAATTTTATTTGCCTCAACCACCTCTAAAAAGTCAAAGTTATCTGAGTGGTGTGGACCTATGAATCCCTTTCTCATTCTTGTTGGCACAAGAGAGTTTCCAAGATGTACGCCTTCGTCTAAAATATCTATTAGTCTTTGGTTAACAACTGCTATTTGTGACAATGGCACGTGGGCAGATTCAAAGCCCTGGCCTATTGCATTCATTATGGTTAGCCACTTTCCTTCTGGTATCGATTTTATTGATTCTAGTATGCTAAAGCACTCATCCTTAGAAATAAAATTTTCATACACATATATGTCTGTGCCTAACTTTTTTGCATTACTTGTATTAAGCATGATTTTCTTTTTCTGAAATTATTATTGGTTCTACTATTCCAGTTATCTGAGAAAGACGTTTAGCAACTTCTATCTTGCAATGGTTGCAGCTAGAGGTAACTTCTTTTAATATGCCAACCAGCATCTCTTGCTTTCTTTCATTTTCTAGTATCTGGGAAGCCATCTCATTGTTTTCAAGAACCCCTACTGCCTGAAGCATTCCAATTCTTTTGGCCTCTATGTCTGCGATCAACTTCAATGTTCCTGATTTTACGCTTAGCTGGCCTTGAGTATCAGCATCTTCTACAGTTTTCCATGCCTCTTTAATGAGTATGTCGTAGTGTTGATCTGCACCCATGAGAGCTTCTCTTGCACGATCTCTTACATTGGTATCGTTATGTACAACAGACTTCCACTCATCAATATACCCAAGAACATCTTTTCTAGTCATGCCAGTTATTGTAGCAATCTGGGTCGCAGAGCTTCCTTTAAGTAGCTCGGAAACCACCTTATTCATCTTATCAAAGTGTACTGTTGGCTCTAATTCTGTCATTAAATAATTGTACTTCTAGTTGACTAAAATGTCAATTAGCGCTTGACCTTTATAGCAAATTTATCTATATACCTCTGGATTGTCATTGCAGAAACCCCACACTCTTTTGCTATTTCTACTATATTCTTTTTCTGAATTATATATCTGTTATACAGCCAAGCTTTATCTTGATATAGCTTCATCGCTTTGTTAGCTCCTTGTTTGCATAATGAGCTATACCAAATGAGTCTGCTACGTCAAAGTCTGAAACTGACAGACCATATTTTAAATTAAAATAGTCTGCTGTTCTTTGCTTACGCATATTTCTCAACTGGTTTTTATACCATGACTCTGCGTATCCTGGATTGGCTAATCTGATTGCCGCTTTTTCTTGCTTGGTAGGGTTTTTGTTTCCAATATATGCCTGCCAAGATGTTGGGGATATTGTTATTACTTTAGCTCCAGTGGACATAAGCTCTGCAATAACAACTCCATATACGTAAGATAACTTAATTACTGCATCTGGAGATCTAACCAGTACAGCTCCCTCTACGGCAATATAGTCGGCCTGTAATTCATCCAGCATAACGCTCATCTTAACTTTTGCGTCGTATATCTTTTCATATATATCGTTGCCAACTAAATTTATTTTGCCCCACTTTAACGGGACATCATTCTCCATTAGGCAAAACGCAATGGAGTTTGTGGATGCATCTATGCCAAGAACCTTGGATGCTTTTGTTTTTACTAAGCTAGCCAATGTCATCTACGATACCCATTAACTCTTTTTTATTCTTTGCATGCTTTGACTTGATGCATCTAGAGCAATATTGCTCAGAGTTATATCTGCTAAGTAGCCCTGGGCAACCCTTACATTTTCTAGGGGCGCCGTTTTTAATTGCTTTTTTCTCATAGTACTTTTCCATAATCCTTTTGTTTGTAGCAACTCTGCAACATTCATCAGAACAATATTTTTGATTATGAGTTTTAGAATCAAAGTCTTTAGCACATTCTATGTTTAAGCAAACCACTATTTAGCCACCTTCATCAGCTCAATCTCTACTGTACCAGGATTGGATCCCTTTGCCCAGCACTCTTTCTTTACTGGACAATATGTGCAAGGCAGCTTGTACTTTGTTGCATTTTCTGGGCGCTTAGGAAGGTCACCCTCTTTAAAGTTATCCCAAACATCTCTCATCCATTGAAAAGCATCTTCAATAATAGCCTTGTTTTTATCATTCATAGAAATAGGAATGATTAACACCTCTTGAGTATTTTTATTTTCATAGAGAAAGAATCCTTCTTTAGCATTCTTAAGCTTCATATATGTAAGTAGCTGCAGCATATGGTTTGGAGACGACTTCATCTCTGCTTGTCTTGTATCCCACACCTCTTGTTTTGCTGTCTTGATTTCTCCGATTACAGTTTCACCATCATACTCCATGATCAAGTCTATGAATCCACGGATTGGAGGATACTCATTAATAATCTCTTCTTCTTCCGCCCTCCACTCAGGCATAGTCTTGATAAGGTTTTGCAATCTTTCATGAGCTTGTGTGCCCTGAGCCATATTGGCAACTGCAACAGCATCGTTGTCATCAATAAAAACTGCACCAGTAAATGCCATGTACCAATACCTAGGGCATGTTCCGTGTCCATAACCTAGCGAGCTTGGACTAAATGATTTCTTAGTGGTATCTCCATCTGGACGCTTTGTATTTCTGTATGACTCATCAAGTAGCTGAGCAAACTTTTCTGGATCAAAGAAGTTGCCAGTGTGTTTTTTAAATTTAAGATTCTTTACAATATCTCTGGCCATTTATGAATTGTACCTAACGACATACTTAAGTGCATCTACGAGTTTGTCTATGGACTCCTTCACTGAATAGTAAATGTTCTTTTTGTTATTGTTAGCAGTTCCAGCTTTATCTTTTGCAATCGTAGAGTATACAGAAGCAAGAACGGCAAACTTTGTCGACATTGCCTGCAGCTCCATAATAAGGTGAGGAGCCTTTGCTGATGGCACATCTGGATTCATCAACAGCTTTACCACAATGGCCAGCGCTTTATCTAGATGCTCGTCCTGCATAAACTCATGCAAGTCGTTAAACTCTGTAATATCACTAATAAGCTGAAGAGTGTTTTTGTCTTCCATTTTACAAATCCTTTCCATTGATGTATTTAGTATTTTCTACTGGCAAATCTTCTGGAACAAAGACTACATTGCGGTCCAAGTTCTTGCTTTGATTTTTTGTATTATAAAACTGTTGAGCAGTTATCCAAGCATAAAGGTCTTCTAATCTCTTTTTTTCCATCTCCGCCCAAACTTCTTTGCCGTACTTTTGTTGGTTGTCAAGCCATTCTTGCGAACCGTCGTACTTCCAGAAGTAGAACATTCTAAGAAGATACTTTTCATTTTTGGTAATTGGTAGCACCCCATGGTAATACGGATAAAAAGATGGGAAAACAACTACATCACCAGCTTCTGGCCTCAAGGTAGTGACAAACATCTGGTCATTTTCATAATGAACAAACGAAAGCTCTCCACCTTCATGATCGTCATTAAGATACATTGAAATTGTCAGTACAAACTTGTTAGAATCATCTTCCATTTTTGCGTAGCTTTGGTCAGTATGATAGTGCATTGCAATATTTTTTGTAGGGTTTTCAAAATGCTTTAAAAGATCTATTGAGCCTGGGATCCATCTTTCAGACTCTAAATCTAAGTTGTTTACAAAATGTGGCCAATCAACAGAATTGCCACACTCTGACATATAGTCTTTAGAAACGCTTAGATAGATTTCCCTTATCTCGCTTATTATTTCTTTTTGATCTAAAGAGTATTGTGACTCATCTTCAATCTGCTCTTTTGTAGGCCTAAAGTTGGCTTTTGCAATCATGCCAAACTCTCCCCATGGCTTCCAAGCACTAATAGAAAAATTTTCTGTCTGTGATTCTGATTTCTTAATTACGTCTAAAGTTTTTTTAATATCCTTAAATTGATTTTTATAAACAAAAACGTTCTTATAGATTTCTTTTTTATATTTCATTTTTTATCCTTTTGTCTAGACGGTCTATGAATAAACCAAGTGGGTAACCTATTGACAGGCCAAGAATAAAGCCAAACAAAAATATTGTCATTTGCTTATCGCTCCTCATTCTCATCTACAACATTAAGCTTAATGCTATCTACTTCGTGCTTCCCTAAACTATTACCGTTGTGGTCTATAGCCTTCTTGTACATTTTTGGTCTGACCCCTTGTAGATTTAACCCCTTCAAATAAGATATATACTCTATGCTGTCTTGCACCCTTTCAAAAGGTGCTGGGGTATCCTTTATAGTTATTGTAGAATTTTGAATTGAACCTAAAGATAATGGCAATATGCAGGCGATATTTGTTCCAGCTGGAATAAAATATTCTTTTCCTGGAGTGTCTAACTTTAGCACAATTGAAAACGTTCCAGTAAATATAGATGTAGACAATATTGTGCTAAGTACTTGAGTGCCTTCTATGCTTTCATTTGGCACAGGCATTGTGACTAGACTAGTGTTCTCATCGCTTTTAAATATTAGGTTGGTAATAAAGCTAACTGTACCCTCTCCTCTTCCGACCCATACATTTTCTTTGCCTATAATCCCATGAGCTCCATCTTTTCTTGATCCGTCCCAGACAAAAGATATATCGTGGTCAAAATAAACTCCGTACCCAAATGTGTTAGCTAAAGCTATCGGGTGGCAGTTATATGTTTGTGCATGCATCCAGTCTCTTTTTACAGAAAGTGGCCTTATTTTTGCTGTAGGTATCGTTGGATTGTCAATATAAACGTCAACATTATGCATTATTCTTCTCCCAAAATTCTATTAGTTCTTCTAAAACTGCCCACTCTATTATACCAAGACGAACCTTGCTATCTTTTCCAATTATTATTTTTAATGCAGGGTGCATATCCCTATCTACCTTAAAGGTATCTGTGCATATTTTTGCCCAGACGTCTTTGTTCAAAGTAAACGTAGATCCAGCCTCTTTATAATCTACAAGGAACTGGTTCCATTTTGCGTCGCCCTTTTGGTAATCCCCTCTACCACTATTTTTTTGTGCTTTAGCACCATCTCTTTTTACCTCAGAACGCTCAGACATAACTATCCTTTTACTTCTATTAGGTCTGAGGGCATTGACAGTTTAATAATTTGAAGATCTTTTTCTACATAAGATTTTTCATTTGTCACTCCGTCTAAAGCAGACGCATCTCTTTGAATAGAATACTTGTTTGTCCATTCGTGATCTTGGTTTACTTGATAATCGATAAAAGCTCTCAAGAAGTATCTGTCTGATTTCTGAAAAGGCTTTACGCCATGATAGAATGGCTCAGTTGACGGCATAATGACGGCGTCTCCAGGAAGTGGCTTATACATGTAAGTCTTATTAGATACAGAGTCATAAACGCATATCTGTCCTCCTTCGTAGTCATCATTTAAATAAAAATTAACTGTTGCCACATGCCTGTTCATCTTTGATTCTCCAGGAATAGGAAACTCGTCAACATGATAATCCATAAGAAGATCGTTATCTTTTTGAGCATCAATTTTTTGAAGGTCGTATCTAAAAAAATCAATCCAGTATTTTTTGTTTGTATCTGCTAAAGAATCCCAATCTTCTATAAAAGATGGCCAGATGCCTTTGTCTCCCTTAAATTCATCCAGATAGTCTTGCCTTATAAACTTCATGCATTCGTTTATCTGTAAAACCAATTCTTTTTCTAGTACGAGATTAGAGTCATCTTTTTCGTCTAATGTTTCTAGCAGATTAAAGTCTGAATCTTTTCTGAACCCCTGTCCATACCAGTCATACCATGGGGTAAAAAAAGATACTTCCCTGTCTGACTTTAGCAGGTCTATGATTTCTTGACTATTCTTAAAAATATTTTTATACACAACAATTTGAGGTGCAATAATAATTTTTTGTACGCTGCTAAAATCTATTGACAATTTTATCCCACCCTAACTTCATTAGAATGTCCGTCTGGGCATTCCCAAGCAAGCACCATAAGCTCTGGATCCCAGAAAGCTTCTTCGGCATTCTTGTCACATTTTGAGCAAGGCTTCGATCCATGAATTGATTCCAGGTTTTTACCAGCAACAGGTGTTGGCTTATTTATAAATTCATTAAGATTTGGCATTAATTTCCTCGATAAGCGCACCCGCTACTTCTGGGTTTTCACGTAGGTAGGTTACAGCCTTTGCTCTTCCCTGAAAACGCTCACCATTAATTGTATACCATGCTCCACCCTTTTCTATAAGGCCATACATCTCTGCAACGTCTAGTGTTTCTCCTATGCGATCAACGCCTAAAGAATCTCCTTGGTAGTAGAAGTCGTATTGTCCTGAAAGATTAGGGGGGCCGAGCTTGTTGTAATCAATAATCCAATTGACTGGTCTGCCAACTCTTTGTTCAATGATCTTGTCACCAACCGCAACGCCCGCCTTAATCGCATTAGCTTCAGCTTCTGAAGACCATAGCTTAATGACCGTGGAAGAGAAGAACTTAACTGCCATTCCCCCTGTCGGGATGTGGGAGGCATGCATAGATCCAAACTGATTTCTTTGCTGTGAGATGAGAACCAATAGTGTATTTTTGTTTGCATAATTTAACATCTTGACTGCATGAGTCATATCCTTTGCTTCTGCTCCGATTTGCTTTGTGTCTTGCAAATCTTTCATTTCATTTCCATCTTTTTCAAAATATATTCCTGGTAACAAGGCTGAGATTGAATCTACAACAATTACATCTACGCCCGCTTCCATTAGCTTAACGCCAACATCAACCATATCATTTACTGTTTTAGCTTGAGAATAAATAAGAGAAGATGAATCTACTCCAAGCTGTTCAGCCCACTTCTGGTCATATGATGCTTCTGCGTCAATCCATGCACAAGTCTTTCCTTCTTGCTGTGCAAGCGCAATCATCTGCAAACAGAATGAGGATTTGCCAGCAGACTTATTGCCCCACACTAGCACCTGTCTGCCGTATCCTAGCCCACCTTTTAGTGCCACATTTAAACCAATGCTAGGTGTTAGCTGCTTATGCACTTCTACATTTTGTGCAGACTGAACTCTTGCACGTGTTTTTGGATCTAGCTTTGCCATAATATCTTCTAGCGAAATAGTCATATTTAATCTTTCTTCTCTCTCTTAGTATAGCATTTAAATGAGGTGCTGGGAAGCCTAATGAGCTTAATCTTTTTGCTTAAGCTTAAATGTAAATGTATTATCCGATTCGTTATAATCAACTTGCAGCTCTTTATCTTCATTGGTAGCATTTAAAAAATCTGTTACTGGAAGAGATATCTCTCCAAGACTTTGAATTGTTGCAACAAGTATCTTTGTGATATTCAATTGTGCATAAATATCTTCAATCTTTACATCGCTCATTTTATTTCCTTTACATTTAATGTTCCATCATCTAATTTTGATAGAACAACCTTACACTTCATTCCTTCACGCATTTTTGCTAGAGTCATTTTATACATAGTTGGGAAAGCAATAACTCTGGTTAATTCTTTTTCTGAATTTGAAAGTACTATGTGGCTCATGGTCTTGCCAGCTTTTGTAGTATATGGTGTAAAGTTTACAACCATATATTCATCTTCTTCCAAATCATACTTCTTTCGATAAAGGTAGTCTACAAACATATCGTTTGAAGAAGGATCAATATCTGATACCTTAATATACCTAGCAATTCTATTATCTCCTACAAGAATGAAGTACATCTGGCCAACTTCAATTTGTGTTTGCTCATTATGGAATAGGCCGATAGATCCTGTTTCATCTACAAGCTCTACTCTAGCCCAGCCTGAACCTCTTTTAATACCTTTAACCATTCCAAACATTACAAATGAGCCCAAGTCATCAAACTCTTCAATAGGTCTAGCCTGAGCCTTTACCCTTGGTGGAATTCCTTCTAGATTAAATGTTGGAATGCCTAAGTATTCGTAGTAGTT